AGAACCAAGCTGGTCAAGCAGGGTCTTCTTCTCCGCTGCCTTCGCCAGCTGTGCGTCCAGATCCTTTACTTCGGTGAGGATGCCCTTCAATGCGGTGACATCATCTTCGCCGAGTTCCTCTCCGTTAGCGATACGCTCGTTGAACTTCTGCGCCTTGGCGAGTGCCGCAGCGCGTTTCTCCTTGAGATTCACAGTGAATCTCCTTCCTGAGCCATATGCTCATAGATGTGTATTAACTGCGACATGGCCTCCACGGACGGGTTGGCTTTCCGCTCCTCGGCCTTGGCCTGTTCAGGCTCCTCGGTCTTGGCTTCGGCGTTACCGCTGGCTTCTTCCACATCAAGATTGGTTTTCTCCCCATCCAGTTGGGACAGGACATTGTTCAGGCTCTCGGCGGCAGCATTGATCTGCGCCACTGATTTGCGTAGCGTGCCTTCATTCTTGGCTGAGATGACGCGCCCCGCCTTGATCTCGGCAGTCAACATGTCAGCAGCAGATTTGACCGCCACGATTGAGGTGTCCTGATTTGCTCCGACAGGCACGAACGAAGCTTCGTAGACCTTGAGCTTGCGCAGCTCATTGGCTGTCTGCCCATCGTCCAGCTCCACGGTCCCCTCATCCAGGACATCAAAAGCAAATGAAAGCTGCGACAGGCGTTTACCTTTCACGAGGCGGTACACTTGCGCGGATTTAGGCGAATCCATATCGAATTGCCCCTTGATCCACCACCCGTGGTCGTCTGTCCCCATGTCGATGGCACCGCCGAGGTTGTAATCAGGGTCGTCCATGCGATGCCCATACATGATGGGCAGCACGTTCCCTGATCCTTTCCACTGTCGGATGGTGTCTTCGAATGCGCCCTTGGCAACCACGTCACCGTATGAGTCGGGTGTCCGAGTGAAGGTGGACGGGTATACCAGGAATTGGCCTTCCTCGAGGTCGTCACCGTCTGTCCGGAACGATACCGGCATGTCCTTGAGCTTCATCTATGCTTCCTCACTGTCAAAATATTTCATTGCCGCGCTATTGGTCTGATTCGCCAGCACACCGGCATTGAATTGGTCGATGCCCGTTGACACGAGGTCCGCTTGCAGTTCACGTTCCCAACGTTTCCAGTCAATAGGTTCACCGGCGGCCTTGCGTGAGCTGTTGGAACGTTTCATCCGGGCGAGCCAGCGTTTCATGACATCCTCGACTTCTGCGGGGATGGGGTCTCCTCCATCCTGAGGACTAGACTGTCCGCCCTTCGTCACATTGAGCGGCACCACAAGCTGGTTACCACCATCGAGCTCTGGAAGATTCTGACGCGCACGACCTTCATTCACTGTCATCCATGGTGCGCCAATACTGGTGGACAGGACGCTGGCCTGCTCTTCGAAGTCGCCCGCGAGTTTCGACTGGATATTGAATTCCAAATAAGGGCTGCTAGCCTTGCTGACTTTCGGCACCAGAAAGGCATTGAGCCTGTCCTGGACCATTTGCATCAAGGGTCCCAAGGTCTCCGAGTACAGCATCTTGCGGAATTCCTTGGTGTTGCTGAAATTCGCGTTATCCAGTACCCCTACCATCACAGGGTTCACGTGATACACCTGGGCCACCGTCTGCAATGACAGTTTCGTCACTTCGAGGAACTCATCCTCCCTTGCGGAGAACCCGACCTTGTTCATGGTCATACCGTCCTCTAGGAGTGGGCTCGAACCGGCTTTACCTCCGGCATCCTGATATTCCTTCCAGTCCCTCTGGAACCGTTCACGGGCTTTGTCATCCCAATTGGGTGCGTCCTTGGGGCGTGACAAGTACATGCCGATACGTCCGCCACGCTTCCACATCTGGGTGCGATATGACCATGCCTGGATCTGTTCGGCCATCACATCCTTCAACGCACGGATAGGTGATACGCCGTTGGCTGGGTCGGATGGACTCCACCCGTGAAACACGATTATGTCCTCGGCATCAATGTCCACCGAATGCCCTTGTTGAGGGTCAACGGTGTATACCTGTGGAGAGAACACGTCGCCCTGCTTCTTCATCGTCACCCACGACGGTGGAATTGGTCGGATCATCCAACCTGACGGGGAATTAGCCGGCACCACAATCCAGTACGCCACATCGTAGAGGGCAATATCACAAACGAGAGAGCGAATTAACTCAAACTGAGTCATATCTGGATTCGGCATGCTTAGAAGGTCCGTCAACGGATCATCGGTGACCCTGACTCTGTTCGTATCCGATTCACGATTGAACAATTGCAGACCGACCTGCGCGACATTGTCGCCCATGAAGGAGATCACCGTTCTCAGGTGAGGTTGCGTGGCATACAACTGTGCCGGTGATTGTCCTAATACCTGCGCTATATCATCCTGAGTGAACGTGACATTGACCAGGGGGCGATTGAACCAGCCCGAAATAGTGGACCAAACACTCACACGATCCCCCTTTCCTAGAGAACCATCAGCCCATGCTCCGCGTAAGCTGAAGCGGTCACGGAACCATTCGAAGCCTCGAACATCTCGAGGCCGTACAATGCATATGTTTCAGCAATCAAACCCGAGATATCCATCATGGAGTTGTTGCGATCCCAGACCTCGACGTCACCGAGTTTGCGCGCCACACCAGCGGAGACGGCCTCATCGATGGCTGGCTGCGGCAGATGCCTCAGCTTCTCCTCACGCACACGGTCACGGAACTGGCCCGTACTCGCGCCCAGACGGGGGCCATCGATTGAATCGACCTGGAAACCAAGCTCGGCCAAGGGGTCGATGAGATCCACGGCGCGACATCCCCTGCCCTGTATGGCAACCTCATTGGCACCCGTGGTGTCACGGATACGTTTGAGAAGTTTGGGAACCCACATCATCCCATCCCTGCGGGTCACCACCTCCACATGCGGTAGTCCATCGGCGCGCAAGCCCGCAGCGGCGACCCACGTCACCGAACCATCCGCAGTAGTGTCAATACCGAGCACGATCCGTCCACCATCCTCGATTGACGAACCCGCATCGGTGCCACGCTTCCATTTATCAGGATCGAGGTACGTGTCCACATCGGCGGTCACCCACTGGCACAGCACCTCGGTACGGAAACCCGTCTCGGTCATACCTGCGGCGTCAGAAGCCAAAGACTGCACCGTCATGCCACCAAACCCGATACTCGGGTTCGCCTGACACAACGCCTCGGGATCATCCAACGCACACCTATCAGGAGCGGACCATTCGAACAGCCCGATGCTCACATCATGCGAATTCGCATACTCCTCGGCATCCTGCAACCCATCCTCAACGTATTTGTCCCACTCCGCAATCTGAGCGATACCGGCATCACGCTGTGCCTTCAACACCACGCTGGTGCCATCCCCGGCATTGGATATACCCCAAAGCTGGCCCGACCAGAAACTCTTGGTTGTCTGCGACGTGGCATTCCAGGCAACCCACGTCTGCTGTTCGCGGAGCTCATCCATAAGCACACGAGCAGCCGGCTTTCCACGGGCGTTCTTCGCCGCCCTAATCTCATACTGAGCCAGCTTCTTCGACTGGATATACTCCTTGCCATTCGTGTCAGAAACTTTCGCGGTGTTGTCCTGAAGCGCAGGAACCGCAAGATCACCAGCCTCTTCAGTATCCGGCTCCGGGTCACACCACATTTTCACTTGAGCCCAAGGCTCACGCGCAATATCGAGATTCTGCGCGGTCCCCACAATCTTGAACTTCACAGGAGGCACCCGTTCAGGGTGACGCAACGAATCCACCAGAAGCCACCAACAGGCAAGGACACTCGCCAACATGGTCTTACCGTTCTGCCGCGCCACCAGCACAATCACACGGCGGAACCGATACGAACCATCCGGCATCAGCTCCAAGGCATGCACCAAAAGCCATTGTTGCCATGGACGAAGCTCGATGCCAAGAATCGAACGGGCGAAATCAATGACTTCGTAACCAAGAGAAGTCTCAGGAGTAAGCTTCCTTAAAGGGCGAGTCCAAATGCGAGGCTCCATCTTCCCCAACAATGTCGAAGACATGGAACCACCACCTTGAGCGAAGAGAGAGACATGCAACCACAACAACTACCGATTCAAGCCACGGCCCCAACAAACAGGAAACCCCTATCCACAAGCGCCATAACAGGACTGATTCTCAGTGGCATCGCATTCCTATCAGTCATGGTGGCTGTTGCGATACACGGCGCAGGTCTATTCGCGGCCCTGGGCAGTATTGCAGCGCTCGCCGGACTCATATGTTCAATCGTCGGCGCAGTATCAAGTAGAGCAACCGGCGTACGGCGAGGAATGGGGATTGCAATCACAGGAATTGTGGTATCAGCCCTTGTTCTGTTCCTTGGTATGTACGCAATCCAATGGCTACAGCAGATGTGATCAGACCGTCTGCCGGTGCTCACGACGGAAATCAGCGAGCATATCCTTCTGTGAGCCGCTTTTAGTCTTTGCAGGCGCTTTCTGCACGACATCAACGGTCATGCCAAGCGCCTGCAAATATTTGAGGAACGTCGGTACAGTCACATTATCCAGTTTCCCGTTACCATCAATGAATCCATCCTCCGCAATAAGGTCAATGCGTTTCGCAAGTACTCTCGATGCCGCGACGAGTGCAGAATGCTTCGCCGAGAGACCACTCATATTACGCAATGATCGTTCAAACGCATCAGCGACGCTCAGCAACTCAAATCTAGCAACCACGATTTACCTCCGCCCTACAACGCGCGCGACCCCTATTGGACAACTCGGGGAGAGGGGAACACTCGCACGCGGGAAGTAAGCCAGCAACCAGGTCTCCTGCGATCTCAACGCCCCTACCTCTTGAATCAATAAGGATATTTTAAAATGCAAATTTTGGATTTCATCTGCCGTTTCCATCTCTCTGCACTCGTTCCAGTGTTCTGTTCTATCTTCGTTGGTGTCAGGAATCTGATTTCTTATCGCAAAATTAACAGGACATATTCAAAACTAGAGAATGAGAGTGGGGCTCCGGTTCCAGTTGGCTCTTGGACTCATCTTCAAATTGTTCTCCAAACGGTTCCGGTCCCCGTTAAGAAGGGCCAATTCTGGAATCAGTGGATACTTTTAGGAGGAGCAATAGCTGGCATCGTTTTAGGAAGCTTTGGCTTATAGCCCAGCACCGTTTCAAATCCTCAGTCTTAATACCATTGTCTGCTGTGTATTCCGAGGCTCAACTTTGGTGGTTTGTTGCTTCGCAGTACGTTACATATCTTGTGCGCATGCCTGAAGTTTGCTGGATCGTATTGCAGTGTTGCGTCGATGCTGACTGGGACGTAGTGGTCGAGTTCGTGTGAGTCGTCGGCGCTTCCTGGTTTGAGTGTGTAGTCGATGGGTTGTCCGCATAGCCAGCATGGTGCGTTCTCTCGTTGTCCTTGTTCGAAGAACTCGTCTCGCCGCTTCTGGAATGCCCGCGTGCTTACACGTTTCCTTGCACTCATTGCGGTTCCTTTGGTATTGGTATGCGCGTGAATTGGGTGCAGACGTTGTCTCGTTGCACGTTGAGTGCAAGTTTCCCGTCTGATCCGTATTGGATGACGTGACCGTAGAGGTTGTGTCCGTCTGTATAGATGGGGTCGTCATGAGTGAAGTAAACCATTGGCTGGTAAGAGTTGCAGATGCGGAGCACCTGACCGACGTCGGTGGCGTCCTCTGTGTCGATTTGGCGCATGGCTGTCAATGTTTCGAATGGAATCATGCGCTACCTCCGTGGTGATTGGTGCCCTGCTCTCGTCTGCCTTTGTGGGCGCTGAATGTTGTGGCGAGGCAGGGCAAGTGTATTGATGACCGGATGGGCTATACTCCATGCTCATGAGCAATTGTGACCACGCATCGATTAGAGTCATGAGACCAGACGATCTGGATACAGTGATGAAGCTGTGGATCGAGGGCAACGCGGACGCACACGACTTCATCCCCATTGAACATTGGAACAGCAACTTTGAAGCGGTCCGCGGCATGATCGGCAACGCTGACATTCGTGTCTATGACGACGATGGCGTGAAGGGCTTCATCGGCCTTGACGGAGATTACATAGCCGGCCTGTTCGTCTGCAGAGCAAACCGTTCACAGGGAATCGGTAAGGCTTTGCTTGATTCAGTGAAAGACGATCATGGTTCGCTCACGCTCAACGTGTATGCGAAGAACTCGAAAGCCTTGGCGTTCTATCTCCGTGAGGGTTTCACGAAGGTAGAAGAGGACACAGATGAAGCTACGGGCGAGAACGAAATTGTCATGATGTTCTCTTGAACCTCCTTGTGAAGTGTGGTGTCTGGTGGTGAAAGGTGTAAAGGCCACCAGGCAGGTATGTGCAGGCGGAGGCTTGGATACTGCTCTCGGAGCATCTCATTTCAGCATGCCTGACCTCTAGTGAGGATTATGGTGGTGCCCACCATTGGCGGGCAGTCGCATAGCGATCAACCTATACGGGATGCACTCGGATCCATTGACCTTGCATCCATCGTTCCTCTGGCGGGAGCCGAACCCGTTCCGGCATGGAGCCGGAATCACCACGGATCAGAGGAAATCCCTTTGCACTTATCCATTCGGAAGGGGCCCCGTCGAGTTCCTTAGCGGTGCAAGGGTTGTGGTGGTTCGTTTTTGTTACCCGAATTCGCCTTCCGGATTCAATTTTGTTACCGCCCGCTATTCGACGGCAAGAATGGTTGGTCGACTTATGGGCTCAACCGGGTACCCGAAACGCTCTAGCACACCGGAGCGTGTCTACGTGCAGGTATACGAAGGGCCCGGTGTTCCCGAGCCCCGTATATGAAAATATCCAATCATACATAGTTTGCCGTTGACAGTCGCGGAATGCAAATAACGTTGACAGCAATTAATGAAAGTCCATGGAAACCGTTTTTCTTTAATTGTTAAAGGTTAAAGTATGATATCTTGTGAAAAGAGTTGAGGGTCTTGGTATGCCAGCGAAGACAGGGTGCAACTCCCAGTTTTCTGCGTAGGGACCTTGATTTTGCTGCTCCTGCTAAGTGTTTTTCAATATTTAGCCGAACATTTTTATGATGTGGGAAAGGGGTTGCCTATGGGCAGTAAGCAAAAGCGGAGTATGTGGAAGTATGCAGATATTCTGATCGGACAGTTATTAGCTGTGACCGCAGGAGCATTAGCAGAATCGCTGGCCTCCTTTCATCCTCAACTCTTTTCCTATCCTTTGAATCTTAAGTAATTTGGTTCATCGTCAAGCTATCGCTGTCCACACATCCCATACTCGAAAGATAAGTATGCCATACCGCACCTCAAGGGTGTGATGATGCCCCCTCTTTTTCCACTTGATTATCGTCCACCGCTTGACCTCGATGCCATTGACGCGTAACAGTTTGGAAATTTTAGCGGCAGTGCCTTTTCCGCGGTTGCATGTTACCTCGTCGCTGCCTGAATCGGCGAGCACCACGGTTAACGGATGCTGCTCCTGTACGTCGCGCACCTTAAGGGTTTCGCCACAGCGGCATCCTATCCACTCGCCTTTGATTTCGTCGTCGGTGCACCATTTCTCGAAGTGGCAGATTTGGCATGATCTGAAGAGTCGGAGTTTTCACGTGGCCAAGACGTTCATGGACCACCTCGGCATCCCCCGAGACGTCGTGCTCAGCCCCATCTGTCCGAAACAGAAGCCTACATCGGACGCACCTCCGACTGGCTGCCCAAACCAACGATGCCTGGAACGAACAACGACCAGGACGCGGCGGACGGCCAGGCAAAGCTACTCGTCAAAAAACACACGCGCAGGGGCAGATAGACTGACTTGGTATTCAGCACCGAGCGGAGGTTCGACAATGGAAATGACTATCTCAGCAATCTCATTGATGTTCGCGGGCATTTCACTCGGGTGGCAGATATGCGCATGGCTTTTGTCGTCAGGTCGCCCCAAGGCCACTCTTATTACAGGCTTGTTTTCACCTCCTGGCGGAGCGTTTGTAGGACCAGTCTCGAAATCTGGAGAACGCGTTGAACTCAACAGTCTTCGAGCGCAAAACATTCCAGGCGAAGAAGTCATTGGTGTAAAGGTTACCGATCGCGGAAGAATACCAATAACGGTTGAGCATATCGAAATCTGCGACAGGCACAAAGGACAGTTTGTTTACCAGCCTATAGATGAGCTTCTGGGTCCATCCCTTCCCCATAGCATTGAGGCCGGAACGAACGAATCTTGGTATGTTCCTCTCCAGTCAGTTGAGGGGTTCTCGAGATTATCTCGAGAACCTGTGAGCCTATACATCGTGGTCACCCTAGGCTCCGGCAAAAGGATCAAAACCCGAGCGAGCTTGCGGATTTCATAACCCTCCACGGGTTCTGCTGCTGAGGATAAGTGCAGATATGCGAAAGGCCCGGCATCCACCGGGCCCCACATACACTTACATCAACAATACAAATATAACGGCGGCAGACAACATTTACAACATTAAGCCCGGCGTGTCACGAGAATCACGCCGCCCGCTCAGCCAAATCCAGCAACTCCACCGGATTGAACGACCACCGACCACCATCCAACGGCTCACTGCTCGGCAACCTATCGCGACGAATCCAATCAGACACCTGCTTACGCGTCACCGGAATATTCGTCTGCCCACGCAACCACGCCGCAGCCTGCGCGGGCGTCATCCTCAACGTCCGATTAACCCCGGACACATCAACAGGACTCAACCGATAGCGCTCGCGTCTGGATGCCCTGATCGCGCTCACACTCCAGGTGCTGCCGCAATACCCGCACGTGGCCTCCTTCTGGCCAGCCACGCCGGACACCTCGTGCAGGCATACGGGGTTCAGGCACCTGCCGTAGATGATCCGTTCATCGGGTGGAGTGAGCCAGAGTCTGATCTTCTCCGAGGCGTGGGTGATCTCCTTGAACGCTTCACCGCAGTGAGGAGAAGAAGCCAACGCCACCAACCGACCCTGCAGCCGCCGTATCAATACAGGGCATCGCACACCCCACAGTCCGATCGCCGCGGCCACATCCTGCAGCATGTCGTCCGTCTCGTCGTATAGCACCTGGGCTGACATGTTCAACGGTGTCGAGGCGAACGCGGCCGACGCATGCCCCTGGCCACGTCCAGCGAGCTTGAACTCCCTGCGAGCCAGACCGGCAAGCTCGTACATGTTCAACCGTAAAGACTGCAATGCGGCTGCCATCTCCCTGCGATGCTGTTTGCACAGTACTCCTCCACGAACCATGCCATCACACACCGGGCAACTACTCGTCATATGCACTCCCCTCGGTGAGCATGGCTGCGAGCGCGTTGAGTTGGTTGATGGCGTTGGTGAGGTGTGTGCTGGTGAGTGTGAGTTCTGTGGCGGTGTGGATGCTGGTTTCTGTGTCTTTGTCGTGGGGCTGTTCGTATGGCCGGGTTTGGTGTTGTGCGTGGTTGAGTTCCTGTTTCCGTAGTTTGTTGATGGATGCGTTCAGACCGGTGAGTTGGATGGTTTGACTGGTGAGACGTTTCGCGAGCGCCGTGCGTTTATCTTGTTGGTTGCTCATTGTGTCCTCAATCCTGCTGATGCCTGTCCGAATTGGCGGAGTGCCTCGCCCATCTGATGAAGCGAGCACCCTGGCTTCGCGATTTTTGAAGGTTTCTCTATATGCTTGTATTCGGCCGGTTGCCAGGGATGTTTCGGTGGTGTGCTGATGTGTCGGTCACTCAAGGTCATCACCCCAATCAGATGCTTCAGCAAATCGACCCGTACTTCGCCGTATGAACGAATCAGCAATCACCAAGTCAACAACCTTGGCCCTCGTGGGATAATGTGAATCGGCCAGCAGGTCACGAGCAAACTCAACAGCAGAATCCTCTGTGATCTCATCATTGCCGGACTCCGAGAAATACACTTTGGCAAACTCCAAGCAAGGCATGCATTCATTCCAAGTTGAGAAATCACCCTCAATCACCCCGGCACCACGCGAATACGACTCACCTGGCGCGATAAACTCTCCACATAGATCACACCGATGCTGCTTACGAGCCCTGACTGTTTTCGAATTCCAGAAATCATCACTCATCGACGCTCACCGCCTTACGAGCAGCTTCGAGCGCGAACCTTGCCTTGATCAGATACTCTTTGTGTACCTGAGCGTTCGCCCACTTGCCACTGCTGCTAGTGGCGTGCCAACGCGTCGCACAATTCTCGTACATGGCTTTGGCCGCCGCCTCGATCTCAGCTTCCGTACGCTCAGCAGTACGACCGGCATAGTATGCCTCATCCGAACCCATGCAATCACCAGCACAAGCCTGATAGTTCTTAGCTTCCTGTAGGGCGATATTCATTGTGTTCCTCCCTCTATCTGCCCTTGGCTGCCCGCATACAACTCCCAGGCGGTACGGCCACCATCAGCGAGCATGTACGGCATCATCACCTCATCCAGGCCAGCCAACCCAGCATCAATCAACGCGAGCTGCGCACGAAGCCAATCCCTCGCCACCCGCCAAGCCACCCGAGACGCCTGCACCTGAGTGCACTTCGACCTAGGAATCGCACGATCCCGCTGCATCGCAAGCAACACACCAGTAGCACGCACCGGCAACTCGAAACCACGATCCCCGAAACCGGTGGGAACAGTGAAACTCAAACCGGACGGCACACCATGCTCATACGTCACAACCACATTCGAGGCACCATGCGTCGAAAGCATCCCCATGATCTCCCCAGCCGTCTTCACCGGATCAATGGACGTGGAGTAATTAGCAATACTCATTGCTGCTGCTCCTTGTATTGTTCTCGTCGTTCACCGGCTAGGCGCACTGCCGCTACAAGATGACGAGCTGTTCGCTCGGCCTCGTCGACCGTGAGACGATACGAATGAGTCTCCACAGCAATGGGCCCATTAAATCGACTCACAGAAACTTTCAGCATGATGCAATTCCCACGAATCGTTGGTTTAACACCAATACCAACCGTCCCAGAATTCTTCTTAGCTTGTTCGTTCACCGCATCGCTGGTCATTACTTCACCTCTTTGGTAGGGATTGACTGCATGACCGGAAGACCATTCAGATAGCGTTTCTGAGCGTCCAACACCTCATCTGCCAACTCTGAGCAGTCGATAACGTCACCATTAGTGAGAGTGATATTGAACAGGTCGCAATCTTCAACCCAGTCATCAGGTTCAGGTTCCTCGGTATTCAACGGGTGGGCACCATACAGCAGATATTCCTTGACCGCTTCAGCTAACGCTTCATTCAATAGCTCTCTACCGTTTTCAACCCCGTTGTCACCGGCCAAGCCGAGTGCTTCTGCCCGTATCTGAGCATCATGAGCGGAAAGCCAACGCTCGAAATTCTCTTCGTTCCGTGCGATCGCTTCAACCGGGATCTCCGTATACAACCCCAGCCTTCCCTGCACGAAAGCGTCCTTAATGTTCTGCGTCGAAAGCAGATGTTCCTGTGTCATGCTGGGTTTTCCCTCTGTCTTGAGTAGGTGTTGCTGGTAGTAGCTGTAGAGGTTCATGCTGTCGTGCAGGCAGTTGGTGACGCGGTGGTTCGTGGTCCTGTCGGGACGGTGCGCGTACACGTCGGGATACCGGTGCCTGGCTATCTCGTCCAGGACACTGACATCCACGATGCGATGGCTCACCCCTTCGAGAGCGCTATGCCCGAGGAAGTGCATTCGTCTGAGGAAGCGACGGTCGAAATCCACACTGCTGCCCGCCAACAACGGCAACCCTTGCTTGCTGTGCTTGGCGATGTATTCGATGACCGTCGATGCGGCCTCGCTCCGGCTGAACGTGTGCGCCCCGCCCGCGTCCACCTCGTCGATGAGCCTGTTCACCGTGTGCATGTGCCGGCAGTACGCGCTCATCCGCAGGCGACGCCACCACCACCGGGATGGACGCACCACCACACGCATCCCCTGGTCCAACGGGTGCAGATCCCAGTCCGTGGCCTGCATGCCGATCTCCAGGACCGCATCCCGGTACTCATCAAGCCCCGTGGTCTCGATATCCGTCCACAACAACACCCCGCTCATGATCTTCTCCCCACATACTCGACCTGCGTCAGCAGATCATCGACTATCTCCTGCGCCGCGTCCTCTTTGGAGGTGCCGGCCTTGACTTGTCCCCAGAAACTCGACTCGATGGCCTGTGTGAACAATCCCTCGGGCACCAGGTCCGTGATGTGCTCCCTGATCCAGTCACGGGTGATGCCACCCCACTCATAGGATCGGGCAGCGGCAGGAGCGCCGGCGGTGAGCTCCGGTTCGGGAGCGGGCTCGTCAAGGAGATCGGACGCCTTGAACCGCAGCTTCTTACGGAACGCGGCATCGAAGTCCACCACGTTGCGTTTGTTGCCGGTCTCCAGGATGTCGTCACGGAACAGGCTCGCCACCCGGAGCACGTCCACCATCCTTCCGTGTGGATCCTTGTCGGCCAGCTCCCTGGCCAGACGATGATGCTCGGGTTTGGGCTCCCATGCCTGCAACACCTGTTTCCATTCAGGCTCAACCACCCCATCAAAACCAGCGGGAGAGCCATGTTCCGGGTCGTTACTCTCTCTCTGTTGAGAGAGTAAGGGGTCGGGTCGGGTCGGGACGGGGTTCGTTTTTGCTTCGAGCACTTGCCTGCCGTTTGCTTCGTTTCCCTGTGAAGCACTTGCTTGCCCGTTTGCTTGCCCCTTGTCGCGACGTGTTGCGGCAGAACGCTTCCCGCCCTTGCGACCTGCATCGGAACGTTGCCTGCTCAAGGCCTTTGCTTCGTTCCCGGTCGGGTTGTACTGCGTGAAATCATGCATCATAAACCCCGTTTGCTTCACCCCGTTTGCTTGGGTTTTGCTTCGTTTTGCTTCAATCCAGAAACCCGCGTCCATCAATTCCCCGGCGATCTCATCAGTGCCCCCATAGCGGAGCATCACCTGATACGGGATGAACCCGTCGGTCCCGTAATGCGCCGTCCACGCCGCACATCTGACCCACAAGCCGGACGCCTCCAGACTCACCATCAGGGTCTTGGGATGATCCGGATACGAGTCATCAACCTTGAACCAGCTCACTCTCATCACCTCCCGTGAACACGAACGCCCTATGCCACTGCTCGATGTCCGTGCCCTCCTCGGCCGGGCCGCCATCGGTCAGACGCACACCACCGTCCAGGTCGAGGAACACACGGCCGAAACGCACCGTGTCCACCGGCACCAGCTCCGGATCCTGACACGAGGCCAACAGCCATCCATGCGTCTCAGCGTCAGCGACGTGGGCATGCACCCAGCCATGGCATCCCGTGGTCCCCGACCCGCACAGCAGCACCAGATTCGCCGCCGTGTGCCGTTCATCCACCCCGGCCACGCTCCTGGGCTTGCGATGGTGACGCGAACCCGGCACACTCCACAAGCTGCGCCCGCAGCGCACACACGCTTCGTTGTCCCGCGCATCCACCAACGCACAAGTTTTCCTTGATGGTTCGCTCACTGTCACCGCCTCCCCACATTGATATGGCCACAACGAGCGCACTGAGCGATCCCGTACCGGCTCACCAAGGCCACTCCATGACGCTCATACAGAATCCGGGTCCTGTACTTATGCCCCAGAAACAGGCATGTGAAGCCCGTGAATGATTTGACTGTCATGCGATCACTCTCATTTCGATGTTGACGCCCGTCGTCAACGGCAGGCTGCTGTACCGCCAGCGGAACAGGCTCGTGTCCACACGGAACGCGTCGACCTGTCCCGCGAGCGCGGCGTCGATGAATTGTTTGGCTGTTTGTTGGTTGGGGAATGGGTATGGGTAGAGGTTCCATTCGCCTGGGTGTTCGTCTAGGGATTTGCAGAAGGTGGCGATGCGGTCGTAGTGTTCTTGTTCAGAATTCGTCGGCATCGGGGTCCTCCTGGTTGAACGGGTTTGCGACCGGAGAGGACTGCCGGATGTCCGTATCAGTGGGCGTGGTGGCGGTCCTGGACAGGGCGGTGCCGATCTCCTGCACCCGCAGTTCCACGACCGTGCGCTGCTCGCCCTCACGAGTCTGGTAGGAACGCTGCACCAGCTCCCCCATGACCAGCACCCTCATGCCCTTGGACAGGCTGCCGCCGATATGGGAGGCCAACGGGACGTTCCTCGAATCCCAGGCCGAGCAGCGCAGGAACAGGGTGTCCCCATCCACCCACTGCTGCTTATCCCGGTCGAATCGACGTTTGGAAGAGGCGACCGTGAAGTTCGCCACCGTGCCGCCACCACCAGTGGTGCGAACCTCCGGATTTGCGGTCAGGTTACCCGTCGTAGTGAACGTGTTGTCGCTCATTTGCCATGCCTCCACCTATGCGAATACCAGATCGCCAATGCCAGCCACGCAAGCGAAGCCGATGCGTATAGGACGCTCCGTCCGAAGGCATCCCCCTGCCACATGATCACTGCATTAACTGCCTGAACTATGGCGCATACGGTCATGGCGATGGCAGCGAACAGCGTCCAGCCATGACGTTCTATCTTCGTGACCTGCACATTGCCGGCAGCGTCCATGGACACCTTGACGACGATGGTTTTTGCCTTGAATCTCATTGCTCCCCGTTTCCTGATGAATGTCCATCCGTATGCTGCTGGTGCGGCCTCCTGGCCTTGCGCCGCCGCTGACGCTCATGCTCCAAAGCCTGCCTGCCGTGCTTATGACCGCTCATGCCACTTCCCCCATCGAATCCAACGATCTTTCCGTTACCTGCATCTCCCTGTCCACGAGGCTGATGCCCGCACCGATCCACCGCATCACCGGCACCGCCATACTGTTGCCCAATGCTTTGTATCGCGCCGAGTCGGGAGCATGCGGCTTGCCCCGGTACGGCATGTCCGTATACCCGTCAGGGAAACCCTGCAGTCGTTCGCACTCCATAGGAGTGAGGCGACGCACCATGCCGCTGTAAGGCGGTTTCACCGCAGGCGTTTTCGTCGTGCCCAATGTCGGGGAGGTCTCCTCACTCAGACTCAACCCGCCGGATGCCGCGTTATCAGCACCGAACACATAACTCGTGCTCTTCGCATCGTGCGCGGTCAGCGTGGGAGCGAGATCCCGTTCAACCGCCGCGTTCGCACCACTGTCCGTAGCGCAGTACACGAAGGTCTGCTGTTTGATGCCGGGTTCCGCTGCCAATGCGCCGGCGCAATCCTGCAGGTCACGCACCTCGTCACGCTGATTCTGCGCGAACGCCTGATAGATGGCCGGGTTGTGCTCAGTCTTGAGCGTGGGTGACAGATCCTCGGGGACGGCGAGAGTCCGAGCGCCAGCGCCGGCGTTGTAGTTGAAGGCAATGGTCAGCACGCCGCGTCCGTCCGCCCCGGCTTTCCCGTCGCGGGCATCCAGCGTGGGGTACGCGCCATCAGTCCCGTACACGCGTCTGGCCTGGGTGTCCCAAGGTGTCAGGCAATCCCCGCCTGACATTCCAACGCTTCCTTGAGTTCCCTGGGTAAGGGTTTGCCTCTTTGCTCGGCTCGATGCAGAATCCCATTGCACGCTCTCGCGCTCAAAAAGTACCGGGCCGGCACGCCGCCAGTCTCGAGTATTGACGACAAGGAACACACGACGGCGTCGCTGGGCCACTCCACTGAACTGAGCGTCCAGCACTCGCCACGCCGCACCTCCATCAGGCCAGAGTTCGGCCACGGCCCCGAGCAGCGCTCGGAAAGCTCGTCCCCCCTGAGCAGAGAGCGCCCCGGGCACGTTCTCCCAGACGATCCATTCCGGATCAATCGCATGGCAAGCCCGCAGATATTCGAGCATGAGCTGGCCGCGAGGATCATCCAACGCCTTCCTGAGTCCCGCGACAGAGAATGCTTGGCAGGGGCTTCCTCCAACGACAACATCGGCTGCATGCCTGTACTCATTCCAATCCACCTTCGTCATGTCCCCCAGATCGGGGACGTTTGGATAACGGTTCGCCAATACGGCCTTGGGAAACGGCTCGATCTCGCTGAATGCGACAGGCTCCCAACCCAACGCACCCCACGCGCACGACGCCGCCTCAATACCACTGAACAGGCTGATATACCTCATAGCTCCACCACCTCGTACGCGTCCATCAACAACCGCGCGGTAACCAGCGGACTGGCCACGCACACTACGAACGCGCCCGTAATCTGCCACTGAGCCACGGTCTGCGACGTGTGGGTGATCACGAACAGCAACGCCGCGATGCCCACCACGAACACGACAACCGCCAGGGCCCTGTACCTCATGACTCCTCCCCCACGTACCGCGCGTACACATGATGGGTGCCGTCAGGCCACGTGCGAGCCTCCGCTTCGAACAGGCCCTGCGGTGAGAAGGACACCAGTTTGCCGATGCGAATCGCACTGGCCAACGAGGTCGCCTTGCTGCGCGTATCCTTCTGCGCGAGCAACGCCCACACACCTGGACGGGTACGCAACTCCACCGCCTCCCAACGCCATGTAGGGACGGGACGATGATTCACCACCGCGTCATCCGGCAGCACGTCACCGATGAACTCCACCAACCCCGTATGCTCTTCAGGGATAACCGGCCCGGACGCATTCAGTGCGGCGGACTTTTCAATCGGACGCTGCACGACAGACGCGACCGGTCCAGCAGCCGCGACCGAATCCGCCGCCTTCTCCCGCTCGAATGCCGGCTTCTCCACCGCAGGTTCGGTCGCTGGTTTGGTGCCGTCATTGACACTCACCGGGGTGTGCGAACGCCGGTATCTGATCACCGCCCTGCGCTCTGCCGGCTCCAACTCGCTCTCCGGCATCGATGCGAGCTCCTCAAGCTCCTCGACCGTGTATGTTCTCCTCATTGCAATGTCCCCTTCAATGCCAGTCCGTTGACGATGCGCAGGATCTCCCCGCCATCGTTCGTGTGCGCCGCATGGGCTATCAGTCCGCGCACCATGCTCGCGTTTGTCGTATTGGTGATCCCCGCCAACATCCGCGTGGCCACCCGTTCACACAGTCCGCCGATCTCATCGGTGAATCTGGTGCCCTCTGCTTCCAGGACCTCCAACCGTGCCAACTCCTCGGAGCCGAGCTCCAGTTGGGCAACCTTCTTGCAGATGCCCTTGGTGCTGCGCGCCAACTGCTCGCCCTTGATGTCGGGTTTCTTGTTGCTGAAATGGTCATATCCCGTGAAAACCTGCATCCTCATGTCAGATCACCTGCCCAGACATGTATGCGTCCATTGCCGGTTTGGTGACTCTCAACCATCCAGTCCCATCCGGATTGGGCCGCACTGCCTCGAGATCGCCTCGTCGGATTGCTTTGTGGAGCTCTTCTTTGCTGATGCCGTATACCGCTGCAGCTTGTGGCACGGTCCAGGCCCGTCGTTTCTCTATTGGTACGATCACTTTCGTGCTCATCAGGCCACTCTTCCTAAATCGTTGAGTTGTTGATCGATCTGGTGTTCCGTAAGGCGCCGGTGCAGTAGTTCCATGCCTTTGCGTGTGACCCGTACCTGTGGGAAGAACGGCAGTCGGGAACCGTCCCGACGCTGGCCTTCCGAGCGATAGTCATGCATCATCAGATGACCCGATGCGACGCGGTCGGCCTTCGCCATCCAATGCGATTCCTTGCGGTATATCCATCCCATCTCGCACAACAGCTCGAAGAGCCCACGCGGCCCGATCTTCACTCCACTGTTCGCCAGGATCTTCGCCGCCTCGGAAACTCCGTATGCGCCTTTCGTTCCCGTGAAGTCGTCCAGAGCCTGAGCCTTCGGCGCCAACTGTCTGACCTGACTCTCCGCGAGCGCACGAGCCTGTTTCTCTTCCTTGAGCGTGGTGGCCAGCCTGATGAGATAATCCGGATCGGTGAGCGTCTGCTCGATGACCTCATCAGACATGTAGGCGCCGTGCTTACGAATCTGTTTGAGCACAACATGGGTAACCCAACGCTGAAAGTCTTTGGCCTCTGGCTTCCGCGAGCGCATCACCAGTTTCCAAAAGCCACCCTCGGAGATAATCAATGGAGAACGGCCACCGTTTTGGGCAACTTCAGAATTACTGATGTTGCTCTTCTCATCATCGTCAAGCGATCGAAGAGCCTCAGTAACATTGCCAAGACCAAGGACCTTGCATACATCCATCGCGATCAGCCAAGGATCATCGTTCTCGTCCACGAGCGCTCGCACGCATTGGCCGCGAAAATCGAATGGCTGTAAACTGATTGAAGACATCTGAATTCCTTTCTGTGTCTTCGCCCCGGTGCAACGGGGCTTTTTCTTTGTGGAAGTGGTTCGTTCGCGGGTCTTTTATGCGGCCATTTCCTGTTCGTGTATTTCCAGTCCGAATGAGGCCGATCTGAAGATGGAGTCCAGGGATATCCCCAGTACCCTTGCGATGTTCGCCAGATCATTGGTGTCGAATGGCTTCTGATATCTGAACCTCTCGTAGATGTAGTTCCGGTCCCTGCCGAGGTTCGTGGCAAGGACCTTCCCCGTGATTCCCACACGGGCGGATTCCGCTTTTACTGCATTCGCGATGGCGATGCTTTGCTTGTCAAGTTTCGTTGTGCTCTTCATAACTGAAAGAGTACGTAATTACGTTGCACTTGTCAACGTAATTACGTACTACGGTGTGTCGTAGTACGTAATTAGCGTATTGTGTACGTATGGGACGAAAAGGAATGAATGAAGCAGATCAGTTCTCTCTCTCGGTAATCGAGGAGGTGCAGAAGGCAATACAAGAGTCAGGTATGTCGAACGCTGAAGTAATCAAACGAGCGAAGATTTCCCAGGATTATTTCTATACGCGTACACGTGGCGAAAAGCCCTTCAATACCAACGACATCAGTCGAATCGCAGAGGTGTTGGGTATCGATCCGTTGATGATTCTTCGACGTGCGAGTGCTGTAATCGAGAACGATGGATTGACGGTAGACCCCTCCGCACTTTCTGAGGATGAGCGCAAGCGCCTAGCTCTGTCAGGAACATATGACTTGGCTGCGAATGAGAATCCGGACAAACGGTACGAAAGTGGCATGGATGAACAGTAACCTAGCTATCATGCCGCATATGTCTTATGGGGATATGCGGCGTTATGCCGACACCTTGGGAGTGACAGTGTGCAGTGACAAACTCCCCGGAGATGAGCAAGGCCGATATGTCAGAGAACTCAATATCATCATCATCGACCGGTATATGTCGTACCGGGTTAAACGCTGTGCTCTTGCCCATGAGCTCATACACTGGCACCATGGGGATTCGTCGTGCAACTCGATCACACGATCTCGTCAGGAACATCGCGCTCGTAGAACCACGGCTTCCACGCTAATACTTACTTATGAGTACGCGCAGGCGGAGACTGAATACGACGGCGACATCTATCACATGGCTCTAGAGTTGGATGTCACAAAACAGGTGCTTAAGGACTACCAGGATATGGTGATTCCGAATCTTCAGATTCTCGACCGCAGGCAATACGCCTGAACGTTCTGGCGCTATTATTCAATCAGCATTGTTGCTGAGAGAAACGAGAAGAAGATGGACGTCGTTGTCAAGAAAATCGCAGCGCTGGGAATTCCTGGAGTTGTGATTCTAATCGCTACGGCTACAACCGGTTACAGCGGAGCAGCGGCATTGACTGCTGCTCTGGCGGCTCTCGGCCCTTTCGGGATGATTGGTGGACTCTTCACTCTGGGCGCTATTGGTCTTATATCTCATGCCATTTCGGGTTATGGCGTGCGGGCCATAATTCAAGCGGTCGTCAAAGAGCAAGTAAAAACAAAGACTAAGCAAGAAATCATCTCTGAAATAGAAAAGTATCCGGTGAGCAAAGATCTCAAGCTAAGAATTTTCAATTATTTGGATTCATTGGAAGTCTAATGAATTGTGCAACGTTGCAATGCGAGCGTTTGCCACTCAAAGAAAGAAAAGCCCTGCTTTGTGCAGGGCTGCGTGTTGTCATTTACGTTTTTTCTTGACCGCTTCGATCATTTGAGGGCCTGCCGTCACCGCGCTAACTAGTGCCGCTATCGTCGATGCTGCTGGCTGTCCCATGGCAGCGGAAAAAGCCGAAACGAGGAAACCCATCCATGGGAGGAAAGTGAAACCGAACGCCGCCACCTTCAAGGCCCAGTTCTCATCATCTTGGTTGGCGCGCTTGTTTTCACCTTCGCGCTGCCGATCTGATACCTCCATGTCAAGAGATTTCTCCGCCATGGAGAGAATGCGATCAGCAGCACCTGGAAGAACTTGGTTGTAACCTGCGAACTCACTCACCGCAGGTAGCGGACCAGAGTGCATGAAAGCCTCAATCTGCGCCCCGGTGACGGTCACCGTTCGTTCTGCTGATCCATCGCCTGTCGGATCGCTTTGCCCACGTTGCTCCACGCCTTGGTCTGCACCTGCTGTGCTGTCATCGGACTGTAGCTGCGCTCCGGAACCTTCTGAGATACCGCTATCCGGTACCCACGAGACACTCCCCTCGACAGCGTCCTGCTCATGCTTCTCGTTGCCATCGGGATCACTTCCTTCGTTTTGATTCATAACGATACTAATACCACATGATCATATGCTATGACGTTACTCAATGATAGACGTACCAACCTGCCAATCACCTGAGAGCGATTCCTTCCCCAGTCCGCCTCTGCGGGGCTTTCTCATGCCCATATCTCTCAACAGTGCATTCAGCGTACATTTAGTGTAACTTTTCGCGCGAGTTACTGGAAAACACACAAGAAGAAGCCCAGCAACCTTTGAGGCTGTATGGCTTTCGAATGTGGTGGCTACTGCGGCTCGAACGCGCGACCTTCTGAACAATAAGATGAAGGTCTGGCGCCATGCCTTCATCAGTTGGGGAGTGATGTTGGCGGTTGCTGTGGTGATTGTCGTTTGTGGGTTAGTTTTCTGGATTCTTACAGCAGGGCCCGTTGCGTCACATCGGTGGCGGTGAGCAGACTCGATGCGTCCAGGTGGGTATAGCCGGCGGTGACGGTGGCTTTGGTGTGTCCGAGTAGTTTCATGCGCATGTGCTCGTCCACTCCCCCTTCGGCCAGTATCGTGGCCATGGTGTGTCTGGCGCTGTGTACGTGGACGTCGGGCAGTCCTGCCCTGTCGAGCGCCGCATGCCACCAGCGTGAGTCCACCGGAGGGCTGATGGGCTGGCCGGCCCTGGTGAATATCAGATCATCCTTACCAAGGTGGAGGTCCTTGATCCTTGTCGCGAGCGCTGTGGCGAGTTGTGTGGGTATGGGTACGAGTCTTATGCCTGCTTTTGATTTTGGTGGGATGAGGTATGCGGCTCCGCCGAGGTCGGTGTGGGTGATGCTGGCGGGGAATTGGGCTTTGGGGATGTATTGGAGTGCGTGTTCGACGTGTACGCAGGGGATGCCGTCCATGGTGATGAGTTCGGATGGGGTGAGTCCGAGGCGTTCGCCTTGTCTGAGTCCGAGGGTGAAGGCGAGGCGCCACATGAGTTGGCGCATGGGGTCGGTTTCCTTTTCGATCATGAGTCTGGCTTGGGCGGGGGTGAGGATGTTGACGGTTTCCGCTTCGTTGCGGGGGCGGTCCACTTTGTCGGCTGGGTTGGTTTGGATGAGTCCTTCCCTGATGGCGTCCTTGAGGGATTTGGAGAGTATCTGGTAGGCGCGTAGGGCGGTGGTGCTGCTTCTGGCCTGTCGTCCGGTCTCTTCGTCGCCGGTGGTGATCCATTCCTCCATGAGGCGGAAGTGTCTTGGGCCCAGCGCGTCGAGTCGAACCTTGCCGATGCATGGGGTGATGCACTGGTTGATGCATGATCGGTAGGTCTGCAGGGTGCGGGGTTTGAGTTTGGCTTTCATGATCTCATCGGTCCATCTGGTGAGCCAGGCTTCGAGCCGTGGGGTCTGCTCGGTGATGAGTTTGCCGTCCGCCACCCATTTCTCCTTCTTCGCCTCCATGAGGTGTTGGAGTTTGCGGGTGGGCTTGTTGTCGCCGACGATCTTCCTGTCGGAGATGCTGACCGTTATCCGTTTGCGAGCGCCGGTCGCCGGACTGTACCCGGCTTCGGCGGTCATGGTCCACAGGTGCTTGCCTGTGTCATGGTAGATGCTGCCACTGCCTTTGGGGCGCTGATCCTCGTCCTTGTCTTTTCCCAT